GTAGAACAGATCGGAACGGGAGCAACAATGTCATCCCCGTATACGGCAAATCGATGATCGACTGGCCTGAGTAGTGACATCACACTCGAAAGAAGAGCCCAGAATATCAAGGACTCAAGTTCGAATGTGAAGCCACAACCCATGCTCGACACCTTCTGATACTCAACACGAGTACCATCGGGGAGAGTGCCAACTGGACTTCTTGCTTGCTTAATAGCAATAACCCAATCGGACGGTAAAAGTGCCTCCACTAATTCCATGGAAACACTATCGGACGCAGCGGACAGATCAATGGTAGCAAGGCTATCATCTAAACTGCCAGCTAGCGCCAAACGTTGATTAAGCGTTTGGTCGTCTAAGTCAACACATCGTTGACCTTCGACGTCCCGAATCCGTTTTAGACGTGAGCGGATCAGGCCACCGATACCATGCTGAACATAACTGTTCATCGTGGGTTCGATAGCAATGATTCTCTCCGTCTTCGCACTCTTCGGCACAGTAACAACGCGGTTTCCCTCGGTTATCCGAAGTAGAGTGGACATCTTCTCAAAGATGCCCATCGCTTCGACTTCCTCGGGTGTCTTGCCAGACAAAGCAACTGCATGGGAATACCATGCAGGTACACGCGAAATACACGTGTACGCAAGAACCGCGTTGGACCTCGTCGTGCAGGGAATTTCCCTGTATTTGAAGTACGCGTCACCATGACGACGTTTCAGACTCGTTGTGGCACCAGGTCCAAAACAGAAGTACGGTTCAGCTAGATCCCAACTAAAGGGACCTAGGAGATGCGCTATCTTTCCCCGAGCGTTCAACAAGAACGACTCAGGCGTGTAAGGGCTATACAGCCCGTTCACGTAGCGTTTATCTCTTACCAATCTAAGATTGGTAACAGCGCAACTAGTCTCTGCTAACTGAAATTTCTCAAACGCAGCCGCAGTTTTATCGATGCCGATGTCCCAGTTCGGGTACTTCGACAGAAATTCAACTGACAGGTAAGCATCTGCGAAATCAGCAGCGTTGTCGAAAGTCGAAGGATCGACAGTCGATGACACCACTCCAAGGTAATCCCCACTAAGTAGGGAGCCTCGGATTTTGGCAGGGACCTCACCTTTTAAAACCGATAAGGTTTCTAAGGCGAGTGCAGAAACGGCACTTTCTGACCGACGGTCCATTGGGGAGATTTTCCCTTTTGGCACTTTTGTCTTCATAGGATTTTCCTTTTCGTGAAGAAAGCTGAACGAGCTTCTTAGTGGTAGACATGTCAATATCAGTTATTAATGACTGATATCGGAGGTCTCGAGATCAAAATCATCATGAATTCCGTATTCTTCTCGGAACTCATGAGTGATGTCTCGCAACCGTTCGATGGTGAGAGCCTGTTTGTACAAGCCCTCAAGAATCTTAGACACGTCTAGAGCAGCCACAATAGAAGCGGGCGGGAAGGAGGCAGATACAAGCCTCCAGTCCTCCGGGCTAAGCGATGTCGGATCGTTGTGAAAACGATTCACCATGTCGCCCAGACGGATAGCCACGCCAAGACCATTACTCATGAGATATACTCCTTTGATTGAGTGAGG